AGTTGACCGGGAATCGCGGCAGGAATATCGACAATTCGATCGATGTGGTCAGCGACGCCACGCGGGCCGGCCGCCTTCGGGAAGGCCTCGCGGGTGAAGGACTCGAAGCCGGCCTCGCCCTCCGGGACGTCGACGGTGCGGACCGCGAAGCCCTTGGCCCGGTACTCGCGGGCCACCATGTCGTACAGCTCGCGGCTGAGCAGGGAGGCCCGCGGCCCGTTGGCCATGACGTCGGTCATGGCCTCGGCGATCAACTCCTCCATGTTCTTCGTCGCATACCCGGACACGTCACGCCGGACGATCGACTCCATATCAGGTAGGGCGTCGGCGACCTGCCTGCGCAACGTGATCCGCATGGCCTCGGCCTTGAGCTTGCCGCCCAGCGTCTCGATCGACAGGATGTGCGCCATCTCGTGCCAGGACGTCGCCTGCGGCACCCGGCCGCCCCGCACCGACCAGCCGTATCCGGGGCCGGCCGCGTCGTCCCAGCCGGACACGTCATGGCGCAGCGAAGCCAGGTAGTCCCGACGCATGGCGGTGCTGGCCCAGCGTGCGTTGAATTCCAGCGTGGCCGTGCCAACCTTGACGTGGGCGTACTCGGTGCTGGCCGTGTCGTACCAGGAGATCTTGCGTAGCCGCGCCTCCGGGAAGCGCTCGAGCATCTGCAACACGCCCTCGGCGTGCTCGCGCATCGTCAGCACCGACGCATCCGGCGGCAGCTGCACGATGATGTCGCGTCCGGTGATGGCCCGCATCTCGCCCTGCCAGGCCGCGATCAGCTCCCGGTCGGTCCGTGCCCGCAGCAACGAGGACCGGACCTTGACCGGCGGCGGCTCCGGGAAGTCGGCCAGGTCGAAGCCGGGCTCGCCGGGCGTCTTCGGAAAGACCTCCCCGACCACAGGCTCCGGCGGCGCCTCGATGGCCGGCGGCGCCGACGTGCCGGGCAGTTGGGGCTGGGCTACGGGCTGGCGGTCGGGCATGACGTAGCCCTGCGTGCACCGACACCGATAGCGCTCGCTGGGCGGCAGGGTGGGTGCGGCGGGAAAATCTGCTGAGTAGCCGCCGACGATAAACGGCTCGCTGAGCGCAACGCGCTGGCCGTCGGCGGCGAGGTGGGTAGGCCGGGTCCGCAGATCCGGGGTGGCGATCCACTCCTTCAGCATCTCCAGCCCAGATACCCGGGCCATGGCCATCGATCCGGCGTTGCTGGCCTCGATCACCGACGTGCGGGCCACCATCACCGCGGTCCGCGCGGACAGGCCGGCGCTCTGGCGCAGCCGCGCGGCCAACTGCGGGATGGACTCCCCGGACTCGAAGCCCTGCGACAGCTGCGCGCGAGCGGTCGCCCAGAGATGATCGCCGACCTGCTGGTAGGTGTTGCGGGCCTGGGCCAGGTACGCCTCGGCGGCCACCGACCCCAGGCCGGGCAGCCCGAGCCGCACACCCGGCGCCACCGCGTCGAGAAACTGGGACCGGACGTGGCCGGCCGCGTCGACGAACACCTGGGCGACCAGGGGCAACACCTGGTCGACGACCTGCTGCTGCCACAGCGGCGTGATCGAGGCCAGGTCGTCGGGGGAGATGTAGGACTGGCCGGGCGGCAGGCCCGGCGTCTCCGGCAGTACCGCGGGCAGCGGCGTCGGCTCCGGGATGGCCAGTTCGCCGGTCATCGGCGGCGGATCGTCATCCCCCGTCGGCCCGGTCGTGGCCACGGCCACGAGTGTCCACTGTGGTCTATCCGGAGAGCAACTATCGTTACACCCCAACAGAGTACGGCCAGTGACCACCCGCTCCCCACGCTCCACATTGGACAGCCCAGAGGCCACCAGCACCCTCTCGATGCGGGACGCGATCTTGTCCATGACCGCCTGCAATGAGGCGACTACCTGAGCTTCGAGCTTGGACTCCCAGGCCACCACCTGGTCGTCGGGCAGCCCAGTGACGCGGCGCACCGCGACCTACCGCTTGGCGACGTGGGCGCCGTTGTACCGCCGGGGTGGCCGCGGGGCGGCGGACGCGGCCATGGCCGGCGGACCGGTAGGGGCCGGCGGCGGCGTGGCCCTAGTGGGCGGAAGGCCGGCGGCAGGAGCCACGACATCTGGACCGGATGCAGCCGGTACCAGCGCGGCCCCGGCCGCCGGAGTCGGTGAGGGCAGCGCCTCGCCCTGCAGGCCGGCCAGCCCGGCCGCGGCATCCGCAGTGCCGGCGGCGACCATGCGCTTGTACGCCCAGGTCGCGGTGTCCTCTTCGCTGGGCGCGTCGGCCTCCCCGGCGCCGATCTCGCGACGATAGGCGTCCTCGTTGACCACGCCGTCCACGTACGCCTGGCGGATGTTGGCCGAATTGTCCGGCCGCGCTGCCAGCTCGCTGACGTCGTACCAGGCGATCAGCTTGCCGCCCCGCGGCCCGAGCAGGCTCTGGCCGGTCATCCGCAGCATCGGCGCCAGGAAGGCCTTGGTCACCGCGCCGCAGATCACCTCGGCCAGCGGGCTGAACGCGAGGTTGACCTCCTCTTCGGAGACCTGCCAGGCGGACCAGTGATTGGCCTGACCGAGCCCACCCGTGACGCGCTCGCGAGCGATGCCCAGCGTGTCACCGAGCCGACCCAGCTCGTCGATGCGTTCTTTGAGCAGCCACTCGTCGAGCGGGTCGTCCTGCTTAAGCAGCGTCCACTTCTCGATCAGATCGGCAGTGAAGCGGACCGGGATGGGGATGCCGGCGGAGGCCTGGCCCGGGTTGGCGATGTTCTTCGACGCGATGTCGATGAGCATGGCGACGAACGGGTCCGGCGCGTCCTTGTACTGCGGCGGGACCGCGAAGGTGCCTTCCTGCGGGATGAGCAGCAGCCCGTTCATGGCCAGTCGGCTGACCATCATGGCGACGATGCGCGAGTCGATCAGGTGGATGCGGCGCATGATCGGCAGGGCGGCCTGAGCGGACGAGGTGGCCAGCCACGGCCAGCGCGGGTGCGGGTTGTAGATGCGCATCGGCAGGTTGTCCGGGGCCAGGTAGCGCCACGCACCCGGGCCCACCCGCACCTGGAACGTGCCGCCCATGCCCTGCACGCAGTCCATGGAGTACACGACCCAGTCGGCGGTGGCCAGCGGCTGGCGCTCGTCCTCACGCTCGGCGATCAGCCAGCCCTGGCCGGGCACGAGCAGCTGGGGCGAAATGGCCTTCAGGAAGGCCGAGTGGCCGGGCGTGCCGCCGCAGAACGCGTCCATGAGGTCGGCGGCCGGGCCCTCGGTGAGCATCTCCGGCTCGTCCCCGCCGGGTACCACCTCGGCCGCGCCGAGCCGGATCCGCGACATGGCCCGGGACTGCCAGTCCACGGCCTGGTAGAACTCGCCGAGGGTGTCCCAGAACCCCCACGCCTCGTTCTCCCAGGGGTTGTTGCCGCCGAACACCTGGGCGTTGCGCCACTCGTTCGGGGTGTAGGCCTGGGCGGCCGCGACGATCGTGCCGGTGTCCACGGTGCGCATGGCGACGTCACCACGCGGGCGGAGGGCCGGCAGGCGCAGGCTCTGCGGCATCGCTCACCCCCGTGATCTCGCCGTTGCGCCCATCGTAGACGGAGATCAGTCTCGGGTTCTATGCTGCGCTCAGACCGCTCCGGTGGTCGGAGCGAAATGTCCCATGAGAGGGATGGTGGGCGTGATGCCCAAGTTCAACATCTACGAGCCGCTCGGCAGCGGCATTCTCCCGTCTGAACTGGCACCGGACGTTCAGCAGCGTCGGATCTCGGTCGGCTGGTCGAAGGGCCGGCACGCCCAGATCGGCGTTGGGGTCATCGACAACACAGTGACCGTGCCGGAGCAGGTCTCATGGTCGGGCGACTTCCTGCTGGAGTCCGAGAAGGACGAGTCCGGCCTGAAGTGGCGGAGCCAGTGGGTCAACCTGGATCGCCGCACCATCAACCAGCTGATCCACGAGTTGCGCAAGGCGCGCGACGAAGCGTTCGGTCGCGACGAGTAGACGTCACCGGGCGTCAAAGCCTGCGCCCAGACACGACAGCACCGCCGAGGCCGGCATGGGAGTACCGGAACATCTCGGCGGTGCTGTGGGCCGGGCCGCAGGGGGCTGCGCCGGCCAGGGGGAAGCTACTCGACGTCGGCTTCGGTGGTCTCGGACTCGACCTCGGTCTCCTCGACGACCTCGACGTTCTCAGTGCTCACGGGCTCGCTCATGTTCTTCACCTCCCTATCCACAGGTTATCCACAGGCAGGGTGTGGAAGATCAGTCATCGTGCCCCAGTAGCTTCCGTTCCGCCAACTCGTAGCGCTTCTCGTGCTCGCCCTGCGCGTTGGCGTCCCAGCCGGCCAGCATCGACGCGGCCGACACGACGGCCGCCGGCCAGATCAGCCACGGCCACCACACCCCGACGCCCCAGACCAGCGCGCCGACCCAGATCGACATGCACCAGGGGCAGGTCCAGACGTAGGCCACCGAGTGCGCCGCGCCGGCCAGCCGGCCCCAGCGCTTCGGGTCGGGTACGACGGTGCCGCGCTGATCGACGGCGGCGAAGGTGCGCACGAACCAGTAGCGGATGCCGCGAACCGGGGGCCACTCGTCGACCACGGCCAGCCTGGTGCCGCGCACGATGATCAGAACCAGCGCCGCGTAGAAGGCGAAGATCATCGACTCCTCCTCCGCTGATCCAGCGCAGCCATGGCCTGCTCTGCCGTTATCCGGCCGGCGCGCAGCTCAACGACCAGTTCGTCGAGCAGGCCCATGCTGAGCGCCTCCTCTTCTCTGACCAGCCGATCTAGGACCGCGCAGTCAGGGCGGTGGCCCTGACGCCAGCCACAGCCCTGACACTTCGGCGGGCGGTTGACCGCCCATGCAGCGGCACCCAGAATGAACACGATGGTCAGAATGCCAAGAAACACCACCCAGGTCATCGCGACACCAGCGCCCAGAGCGAGCCGACCACGCAGGTCGTAAGGCAGCCGGCGAGGCCGAGCACCAGCACCACACCCTGCCAGCCGCTGATTACCGTCTTGGCCCGATCGTCGCTCATCGCGCGTAATCCCAGTCCTCGGCGAGGACGTCGCTGATGGTCGGCTGCCAGGTGACAACCTCACTCTGCGCCGTCATCAGGTCGATGTGATCGCGATAACGAACCTTGGTACCGATGAGCGACGGCATGGCCCTCCCAAGTGGTCGATCGCCGGCCACCTCGATGACCGAGCCGGGTACCAGGAACACGTACTGTCCGGGCGCGTTCCATGACTCGCGCCGCACCGCGTCGCCACCGCGCAGCACGTCGAGTGCCTTACCGAAACCGAACATGATCAGTCCTCCTCTTCATCTTCGAGCGCGGCCAGGGCCTCGGCGAACGTTGGTGGCACCCAGCCAGGCTTCTCGGTGCGCGTCACGACCGGAGCCTGCTCCTGCGCCCCCTCGGGCACGAGTCCCAGCGCTTCGAGCAGGCCGGGCACGCGACGCATGACGATGCCGCGTACGCCCTCCTTCTGAGCTTGACGCTGGACGGCCATCGGGGCGACGAACACCGACGAGATCATCAGCTCGGGCCGGTCCATGCCGACGCAGGTGCCGGTGGCCGGCGCGACCCACATCCCGGCGCAGTGGGATGCGCGACAGCCCAGGACGGGGCTCATGGAGTAGGGCTGGACGATGGTGAGCTCGGCCGGCAACCACGACTTGGCCGCGATGATGCTCATGGAATCACGACCAAGGCATCGGCGGGTGGCGGTCCGTCAGGGGAACCTCTCGGCGCCCACCAGGTCAGCCCTGAGGCCTTCTCGTCGGCGCCGAGCGAGACACGCAACTCCCACGCCCCCGCGTCCACGTAATGCCCGCAGGCCAGCCACCAGCCGAGCAGCCGAGCGGGTTCAGTGACGATTCCGATGATGGCATGCGACTCCTGTCGCGCCGGGACGTGGACAGCCCGAGTCAGGAAAGTCACCTCTCCGTCAACGAGGCAGCGAACCTGAGTCGAGAGGGGAGGCCCCTGAAACGTGCTCATTGCGCAATCCTCCCGGCCTCGCGGATCATGTCATCGACAGCTTCCCCGTGGCCGATTGCCCGCAGCCAGTCCTGGACCGCGATCGTTGCCGCGTCAACCATCGCGCCGGCAAGTACCCCGTAACCGTCCAGGATCTCGCCCCGCGACTGCAGGTCCGCGATGCCCTCTTCGATCGCCTTGGCCGCGAATTCACGAAATGTGCTCATGTGCCCTCCACGCCTCTGCGATGTTCGGCTGGCCCCAGCCCAACACGGCCAGCATCATCGCCGGCCGGATGACCGGCATGGACGCCGACACCAGGTCGCGCCAGATGGCCACGACGCCGCGCACTGACGGATCCCCGTACGCCCCCGCGCGGGCCTGCCGCCACACCGTCCGGTAGGTCATGACGCCCTCGCCCGGGTGACGCGGCGGGCCGCGCGCTGCGCCTTACGTAGCCGGCGCCGGTCGTCGTCGTGCAGGACCCGGCGCGGGTCGGGACCCTGGGGTTGGCCGACGCGGCGCGGGGCGGTACCGGAGGGCTTCGGGTCGCGGAACCGAGACGGTGCCGTACCGAAACCGTTGGCCTTCTTCCACGTCTTCACGGTCCGAACCCCGGCGTTCCGTCCCAGCCCAGAACGACCAGACCGAAGCATCCGACCGCCATGATGCCGAGCATGATCAGCGGCCCAATCCACATCCAACCAGGCACCGCGCCGCCGTGCTCACTGTTGACCCACAGGCTTCCGTAGATCTTGTTGTCCCGCCTGCGGGGAAGCTTGTTGTCTCCCATGACGACGACGCTACACAGAGACCTAGTGACACGTCAAGCGGTCATGCGGTACGGTCATGGCCATGACGACACAGATTCTCGCCTGGCACGGCGACCCGGCGCTCAAGGCCGAAGCGGTCGCCCTGATGATCGCCCACCGCGCCGCCGACGACTTCATCCAGGGTGCCTTCACGCAGCTCAGCGAAACCGGCTTCCGGGGGTGCTTCCACGGCTGCCTCACCACCGAGAAGTTGGCCGCCGAGGCGAACCTCGCAGTGACGGACTACCTGCGCAGTGCCGCGCCGATCGACTACCACGGCGAAGGCGAGCAAATCTGGGGCATCGACCGCAAGGTCGGATACATTCTGGACCGCACCTTCGAAGCGATGCCAGACAGCGAGCACGGAGACTTCGCCGTCGCGGCAACGCAGGCCATTCCGGTCGGCGCCGATCTGTCGCGGGTGATCGACCGGTGGCTACTGGACATCCTCGCCGATCCGGAGATGGGTGTGCGCGGCCTCATCGCGGACGGCTCGGCCCAGCGGACCGCCGTGGATGCGGTAGTCGCACTATATGAGCGTCGCCTGGCCGGCGACGAACCAACACGCGACGAGTGGATCACGACAAGACGCGCCGCCGCCGACGTCGGCGCCGACGCCGCCGCCGCCGCCGTCGACGCCTACGCCGCCGCCGACGCCGCCGCCTACGCCACCGTCGACGCCTACGCCGCCGCCGACGCCGCCGCCGCCCGACGGTGGCAATCGTCCCGACTTCTGCATCACCTGTCAGCGGCCCCAGAGCCCGCGCGAACCGAGTAGGTCGGTGTCCATCAGCGTCGTCACCCCGGCCAGTGACGCATCGCCGGTCGAGGGAACCGGAAGCAACTCGTAGGCGAGGTGCACGCTGGCGTCGATGCGGCCCGGCGAGTCCCCACCCACCACCCAGGTGGCCCACTCGGACTCAAGATCGGGAAGGTAGTTGCCGGTACGGCACCGGTCCTCTTTCCACTGCTGGGCGATCGGCTCGGCGCGCAGCAGCTTGCCCTTACGGGAGTGCACGCCGATGATGCGCGGCACGAAGATGGAGAACCGGTCCGGCTGCTCGCGCCGCAGCTCGTTCCACGCCGTCTTGATCACGAACTCGGCCTGGTCGCCGCCGTAGTTGGTCTCATAACAGATGAAGTCCGCGCCCACCTCGACGGCCAGATCACACGCGGCCCGCCCCCAGTCGGCCGACGACATCACCCCGGAGCGGTCATGGGTGAACACGCACCGCCCGTCGGCGTCCAGGTGGCCGGCCACGATCCCCGCGGTGTCCCGGCCTCCTCCGCTCGGGTCGACCGACACCCCGGCCCGGCCGCGCTCGGCGCACGTCGCCGTCTCGTAGCATCGACGCTCGCGCAGCAAGTCCCACGACACCAGCTGGCCTTCGGGCGCCTTCGGATCGCACTGGTAGAGCGCTCGCCAGTCCCGCACCGCGATCGCCGAGCGGATCCGCTCCCACCACCTCTGCAGCCGGTGCGTGTCCCCCTCGGCGATCTTCGGGTGCGGCAGGGGCTCGCCCGGCGCGCGCCCGAGCGGGTCGGCCGGATCCTCGGTGAGCGCGGCCATGATGACCTCGCGCCACCGACCGCCGGTCCCAACCCGGCCTTCCTGGTTGATGATGCGAACGCGCAGGTCGTCGGGGTGCCAGGGCGTCTGGATCCCCAGAATGCGCGTGCCGGGCACGACGCGGGTGGAGAACTCGGCCGACCACCAGTCGTAGATGGCGTCGCGACGCTTCACCGACTCGGCCTCGGCCCGGGACTTGGTCGGGTCGTCGAAGATCAGCACGTCGCCGTCGTGGCCGGTGATGCCCGACCCGATGCCGACCGAGCGCACCCCGCCGCCGGTGGATAGCGACCAGTCCTTCGCCGCCGTCGAGCCGTGCTCCAGCACCAGCCCGTAACGGGCCCCGTAGCGCTCGATGAGCGCCCGGATGTGCTTGCCGGCGCGCTGGGCCAGGGAGTCGTCGTAGGAGGCAACGATGATCCGGTGGGTGGGATGGCGGATCAGCCACCAGAAACAGAACCACTCGACGGCCAGCCTGGTCTTCCCGACGCGGGGTGGCGTATTGATCATGAGCCGGTCGAACTCGACGCCGGCCTCAAGCTTGGCCAGCTCCTCGCCGATCAGCGTCAGGTGCGCCCTGACCTGATACGCGCTGTCAAGGTGGGCCGCGAGGGTGGTCGGGGTGGCGAGCTCGGGCCGGTCGACGGCCGCGTCGGGGTCGATGATGTCCGCGACCTGCGTCAGAACCCCGGAAGTCATGACCGGAAGGCAAGGGTGCGTCGATCACGGTGCGGTTGCTTTAGGACGCGCCAGTACCCGCCGCCCACATCCTCTCCGGCGACCAAAGCCGCGATGTACTTCCGGCACGCCTGGCCGGGCACCGCTGGGCAATCCTCACGCGGACACGCCACCTCACGCCAATGCGGCCTACCCGTTCGCGTGGTGGCGGCCTCGCGCAACGGATTCAGTCCGGCCCGGGGGCGACCCGTGATCTGAGTCAGGTGCATCTTGGAGCTGGGATAGGTCATGCCTCGATCGCCGCCCGGTCCATGCCGCGCAGGATGCGCGCCGCCACTCGCCGCTGATCGTCGGACAGTGCCAGGTCCGGGCTGAGCAGGATGGTCACGATGGCGGCCACATGACTCTGAGCCAGCTCGACCTTGCGCGAGTCCAGGCCCACCTTGAGGATCCGCTCGGCCTCGCTGAACGCCCGGTCATGCCACTCGGCCAGCAGCTTGACCCAGATGTTCACGCCCGGCGCGTACTCGCGCTCGGTCGGCGTCAGTGACTCACCATCGCCGCCGCCCTCCTCGCCCTCGCCGACCCTTTTTTCCTTGACCACACCCCAGACCACCTCGGCCGGCAGGAGTTGCATGCACATGGCCTCGACGGCGTCCAGGATGCCCATGGTCTGGTGGTAGGTCTCCAACATGCCGGTGATGGGGTCGACGTCGCGCGGCACGCCAAACAGCTGCGCGGTGGCGGTCGCCTGGGCCATGGCCGCCGACTCGATGTGCGATTCGGTGGCCCCACCGTGCACCTTGCAACGGCCCCAGCCCACATGCGTCGTACCGCGCCCGCTGGGCGCCCGACACGTGCCGTCGCGGTTGGGCAGCTTCGCCCCGCAGAACAGCGGGCCGCGGACCCGAGGGAGGACAGATCCGGTCATGTCGGACACTACCTCCCGATCATCATGTCGAACGCACACCTAGTGACTTGTCACGTTACCCGCCGCCCCTCGATCGCGTCCATCACCCCGCGCCGCCGAGCCACCGTCCGGGACACCAGCGACTCCACGTTGCACCCCGAGCGCCAGTACTGCGCCGCGTTGAACGCCCCGCCCCACCAGCAGGTCCATAGTCGCTCATCGCCGCCCCGGGCGCACCGCACCGCCCACGACTCCAGCACCCCGACCCGAGGCACTGCCGCCACGGCCCGCGTCAGCCGCACCGTCCAACCGCAGGCCCCGGCCGCCGCGGCCACCCGCCGACAGGCAGCCACCGGACATGAATCCGATTCAACTTCGTGAGCCGGCTCCAGCACCACCGGCCCGGCCACCACGGCCGGCGCCGGATGGAGCTCAGCACGGATCTTCACACCCAGCGCCCGGTACCGCTCGTCGCGTTCGGCCAGGTAGCGCGCCTCGGCGTCCGCCCAGTGCGCCAGCCAGGCCGCAGCGTCCAACTCAGATCACGACCCGCACCCGGACACCCGGCTCATCCTCGGACTTGGACCCGGACAGCCGCACCACCTGGACGTCGTCCTCGTACACCCCGGCGTCGGTCAGCGCGTCGAGCACGTTGCGGTACAGCTTGTCCAGGTCGCCGGCCCCGGTCGCGATCGGATCGCCCAGCAGGCCGAAGGTCAGGTCGACCGCGACCGGCCCCCCGAGCGGCCACGCCATGCCGACGCCACGCTTCGCCTGCTCGGCCTGGTAGGCCACCAGCTTGCGCCAGCGCCCCGAGCCCACCGAGTCCCGCAACTGCGGTTGCCCGACATACCCCTTGCATGCGTCGCAGCAGTGGCAGCGCGGGGCGCGGGCGGTCAGGGAGCCCTTGGTCTTCGGCGGGCCGGGCACCCAGAAATTCAGCACCTCGATGCCCTGAATACTCACCGCGCGGCCATCCCGCCCAGCGCCATCAGGCACGCGCCGATCATGATGATGCCGCACCAGTACGTGACCAGCCACGGCCAGGCGATCATGAACACACCTCGACGAAGTGCCTGTTGAGCAGGTTGAGCACCTCGCGGGCGGCGCTCATGCTCCAGCACTCCAGGTGCGGACCGACCGTCGCGCAACACTCGTCGTACAACTCGTCCCACGCCGGACCGCCGTGCATCATGCCGTGGACCTCGGGTAGCGGGCAGACCGGAGCGACGCCGGTCGGCAGCTCGGTGTCCGTGATGATCAATCGCCACTTCGCCGGTTCCTCTTCTTCTCCCATGCCCACGAACCTATCCACAACCTAGTGACACGTCAAGTGGTCAGCACCAGCGGGTCGATGCGACGCGACGCCAGCACCAGCGACACCATCGCGCTGACCTCGCCCATCCGCGCGCCCGGCGGGACGTAGACGTGCAGCCGCTCGGCCAGCGCGCGCAGCTTCTCGGTCGGCGGCCTGGCACGCCACGCCCGCTCCTTCGTCGCCGTCGTCTTCTCGGCCGGCGTCACGGCACCCTCGGCCCACGCCATCGCGTACGCCAGGTCGGCCACCCCGGACACCACCTCAACCCGCGCCAGCGCCCCGCGCTTGGGTACCGCGATCACGTCGAAGCCGCAGAACACCCGCTCGCCCCTGAAGTGCCCGAGCCAGTCCGCGGCGCGCGTCGGCCGTCCCGGCAGGATGGCCAGGTACCGCTCGCCGGCCTCGATGAAGAACACCCCGGCCCGGGTGCGCAGCCACGCCATCGATGAGCCGGCGAACAGGTCCACCTCGGTGGCGACCAGCGGCCCGTCGCGGCCTTCGAGCAGCGCCCGCCGGGCGTCCTGCTGACCGGGAGCCAATTCCTCTGGATCTTCCAGTCCAATGTCCAGTTCGTCCGGCGTTTCGCGCTCGACACGCTCGGCGATCTCCGGCTTCTCGCCGAACAACTCCACCCCGGACACCAGCGAGTGCGCCTTCGTCGCGCCCACCACGTCGAGCACCAAGCAATCCGCTTTGCCGGGCCACGGGCGGAGCCCGCGTCCCACCATCTGTCGGTACAAAACAGGCGAACGCGTCGGGCGAGCCACAACGACTCCATCGGTCTCCGGGTCGTCGAAGCCCTCGGTGGCGATCTGACAGTTCGCGAGGATCGACAGACCGTCCACGCGCCCTCTGTACGCGTCCAGGACGGCCTTACGGGCCGCGGGTGCCATACCGCCGTGGATGAGCCCCGTAGGACGCCCTGAGGCGCTCAGGGCGTCCGCGATGACCCCGGCCGAGGAGACCGTGGGCGCGAACAGGATCAGCTTGCGGTCCGAGGCATGCTCGGCGACCGCCTTCGCGATGGCCTGCGGAGCGAGCGACTCCTCGATGGCCGCCCCGAGTTGGCCTTCGTGGTAGTCGCCGCGCGAGACCTTGACCGCGGACAGGTCCAGGTCGTCGACCTCGATGTGCAGCCCCCGCGGCCGGACCAGGAAGCCGTCGGCGATGCCGTCGGCGATGCCGCGGGTGTAAACCACGTCCTGCCAGATCTCGCCGAGCGCCTTGTCGTCGCCGCGCATCATCGTCGCGGTGAAGCCGACCGCGACCGCCGAGTCCGACCGCGCCGGCCCCATGGCTCCGTAGTGCTCCAAAATGGACAAGTAGGTCGAAGCGGCGGAATGATGACATTCATCGATGATCATAAATCCGACGTTGCGCAGCATCCGACGCCGGTTCTCCGACCGCAGTGTCTGCACCGAGGCCACGATCACCGGGGCCAGAGTCTCGTTGACGTTGGCCTGCACCCGGCCGACCCGCAGTCCGGGCGCGACCGAGCGCCACTTCTGCATCGCCTGGTCGCACAACTCGGTCGTGTGAGCCAGCACAAGCACCTTGCGGCCAGGGTTGGCGGCCAGCCACTCGGTGCCCAGGTGCGCGAACGTCGGCGTCTTCCCGAGCCCGGTAGCCATCACCACCGCCGGTCGCCGCATCCCACGGCCCAGGGCGGCATGCACGGCGTCCACGGCATCGCGCTGGTACGAGCGCAGGGGGAGCAGGCTCACCGCGACACCGCCCGTACCCAGCCCCGCCGGTCCAGCTCCAGCCCATGCCGCCGCCCGACCCACAACGTCTGACCCGGCAACCAGCGCTCCGCCGTGCCCCGCACCCGCAGGTCGTCGTGCATACGCATCCGCAGCCCGAACATCGACGAGATCTCCGCCAGCGCCGACGAGCTCAGCCACGTGCCGTTGAGCGAACCCAGGTCGGCCACCCACAGCGTGGCGTCGTCGTGACGCACGACGCGACAGTGCCGCGCGCTGACGGTCTCGTCGGCCACCCGCAGCTCGCACTCCTCCGCCGTGCCGATCACCAGCGAGTCCACTCACGCACCGTCCCGCACGACGTCGCCGTACCGGTCGCGCTGGATGTCCGGGTCGATCTGGTCAGCGGCCATCAGGAAGCCCTCGCGACGCAGGCGGGCCGGGATACGTCGCTCGTTGACCCACCCGCGCAGGTACTTGACCAGGTCCCGCGCGGCATCGCGGCGTACCCGGCGAACTTCCGCGCGCATCTCCTTGACCTGCTCCTCGGCACGCTCGGCGCGCAGACGGGTCAGCACGGTGTGGCCCTCGGTCAGCCAGTCGGCTGCGGCTACGGTGGTCAAACCGAGCGACGTGCTCACCGTCTCGTACGTGAGCCGCTCGGATTGCTGGCCACCCAGCGCGCGCTTCGCCACGGCCGCGTAGAACTCGTCACCGTACAGGGTGACCTCGGCGTGGTGCGTGTAGTGCACCGTCGCCTCCTGGAACCGCTGGCCGATCTTCAACCAGTCCACTGAGGTCGGGTCGACAGGTCCGACTGTATCGGCCATCTCATGCCGCCAGCAGAGCCGTGGCGGCCCGCGTCTCGAGGTTGCGTACCTGCGCCAGTGCCCGGGTCAGCCGGCGCGTCACGTCGCGATCCACGCCGCCGTAGACCGCCCGTTGCTGGCCTACCCGGTACTGGGCCAGGGCAAGCAGACGCAGGGCCGCGGTCATCTCGGCGTCCAGGATCTCGCTCATGACCCGGACCGCCGGAACCAGCCCGAGGAGATCCGGCGGTGATCGTGGCGACCCACCGCGGCGAACTCGCCGTTGATCAGAACGTCGCAGCCGATCGACAGCGACGACGCGTGGCCAAGACTGCGCAACGTCCCATCCCAGTCCTCGGCCATGAGATACCAGCAACGGCCATGCTTCGGGTGATAGACCTCGCGGGCATATCCAGCCGTGCCGCAATCTCCGGCGATGTCGACAATAGTGAACTCGTCGGGCCCGAATTCGCGATACCGGATCCGCGCGATGCGAAGGTCAGCGCGCTGCCCGCTGGGGCCCGACACGATGGTTCGATAAAGGTCGGCGTATTCGCCATTCTTTCCATCTTCGCGCAGCTTCGTAATCTTCGACGCATTGTCCATCGCCAGCGTCTTTGTCTTCGTCGCGCCCCTGGCTCCCATGGCTATGACGCTAGCCTCTGACCTAGTGACACGTCAAGTAGTCTGCGCGCCTCGCGTTGGATCTCGGCGATGGCCCTCCCGTTCTGCCGGGCGCAGCAGTCGCCCGGCACCGACGCCAGGTCCCGGCGTCCCCAGCAAGGACACCCCCAGGGCTCATCCTTGCCGCAGTCGCGCGGGCGGACCCAGCACAGGCACGGGTAGGCCTCCTCGGTGGTCACCGGGCGTCCGAGCAGTTTCGACGCCCCCAGCCAGATCCCCTCGGAAAAAATGTGAATCGGATTCATAACTCTCCTCGCGGCACAGGGCGCTGCCCCCGGGTGGGGTCGGTGCGTGGTGCGTCGTCGTTCTTATACGACGCACCACCACCACCGGGGGCGAGTGCGTCGGTTTCAGTGCGTCGTGACGCACCTATGACGCACCACTCGACGCACGGCATAGTTCTCCTAGTAAGGCTTTGGGCCATGATGGTGATACTTTGCCCGATTCGGTCCATCCTCGATCCACGCCAGGTTCTGCTCGACGAGTCTCCGGACGGCCTTGACGACCCGGCCCCGGCCGAACCCCGCCGCGTCCTCCAGATCGTTCTGGGAAGCCGGGATGGCCCCCGCCCAGTCCCGCAGAACCTTCGAGATGATCGCCACGTCGCCGGCCAGCGCCACCTCGCGCCGGCCATGTCCCGGCGCCCCGATGCTCAGGTGCCGCGTGGCGGAGTCGAAATGCAATTGCGTTTCCGGCAATTCAACATCGCGCCCGGTAGCTCTCAGAAAGCGCTGCCCCTCGACCGACGTCAGGTACCAGATGGCGTCCGCCCAGTCCTCGACGCGGCCCGCGCCGCGCATCGACTCAGCCCCCGACTCGACCTCATTCTTTCCCGATGAATGGGCGGGCATACAGATTTCCTTGACGCCGGCTTCGAGCTTTATCTCGTCCAGGACCCCGGTGAATATGTTGGCCTGGCCGTTGTCATTCTCGTTGAGCACGACGCCCTGGGCGGCCCGCAGGTAGGGGTCCGGGATCCATACCTCGATGTCACGCTCGCGCAGCCACTGGGTGACGTACGAGCGCACCCGCGGGACGGCCAGGTTCAACGCTGAGCCGCGCAGGTGCAGCACGTGCACCTGCGCCTGGTTGACGATGCCCAGTGCCCGCAGCCACGCTCTCTGCTGGCGCTCGGTGTTCTCGTAGTTGAACAGCGCCACGCCGCCGGTCACCGCGGTCGCGCCGAACCCGAGGAACGGCACCCCGTCGACCAGCGACCGCACCAGCTCGCCGACCAGCGTGGTCTTGCCGGTCTTGCGGGGCGCGACCACCACGGCGTTGCCCTGCGCCGGCAACAACCCCATGATCCGCCACACCATGTCCGACTCGGGGAGGGCCAACTCCACGGCCAGATCCCCGTAGCTGATCGGTTTCCGCCACGTCCGCAGGAACCGGTGTTCCTCGAATCGCAGCGTGGCCTCGGCCCGTACGTGCAGCCTGGACAACTCGGTCGCGACGGCGTGCTCCCAGGCCGGGTCAACCGCCGCCATTGGCTCGGGTTTTGGCTGCCCAGGGATATCGTTGATCAACGGCGCAGCAACATTCGTCGATGTCTCGGTACTCTGCGTCGGAGCTTCGACCTGGCCCGGGCTCGTGAACGGATTGACGAAGTCCGCCCCGGGCTGGTCAAAATCGGTCACGGCCGGCGGAGTCCACGGCGTGCCGGACATCTCCGGCGGCATCGGCGGCGGCGCCACCCCGCGCCCGCCCTGGCCGGCCACCGCCTTGCGCAGCGTCGCCTCGGCCTCGACCCGACTGAACTGGCCGTCGACATCGGCCACCTGGGCGGCCAGCATGAAGCCGTCGAACACCTCGGCGCCGTCCAGCCCCGTCCATGGTGAGTTCACCAGCTCGGCCAGGCGCCGGCCGACCCGGTAGGCCGTCTCGTTGCGGGTGCCCGGCGGCGCCTGCGCCATCTCGGCGAGCAGGCGCCCGACCGCGACCAGCGCGTAGGCCGATCCGCGGCCTGTCACCGCCTCGCCCTCCGGCCAGGTCGCGTATGTCGCGACCGCAACGGGCTCCACCGGCCGCAGCATGTCCAGGAGCCACTCCGGCGCGGGGGACAGCGGAAAGTCGGCCACGACGCTGTATGTGCCCTCCGCGCGCAGACTGGGCGGTGCGACGACCTGCCCGCCGCGGCCCCGCACGTCGATCCCCACCGGCAGCCGTCCGGCCCGCCGGCCGTGCTGGGCGTTGCGCGGTTCGAAGTCTTCGGGCAGCAGGAAGTAGTAGTGCAGCCCGCCCGAGGGGGTGCGGACCACGTAGGTCTCCGGCAGCTGCCCGTACGCGGCCACCAGGCCGGCCAGCGCGGTCATGCCGCCGTTCTGCGGGTCGACGTCGAGGACCCACATCCCGGACACCAGCCCGGTCAGGATCCCGACGTTGGCATCCGGATAGAGCGTCCAGGCGGCCTGGACCTCGGCGGCGGTGCGCCGGCCCTTGTTGGGCCAGTCGGTCTCGATGGGCAGCTTCGCCCCGGCGCGCACGGGGATGACGGCCCAGCCACGCTGGACGTACGTCGTCGCCACGGATGCCGTATCGTTGTGGTTCGTCACGGAAAGTTCGGACCTTTCTGTTGACGACGTCGAGCCCGGCGCAGCCACCACGGCCGCCGGGCTTCGTCATGTCTCTGATGTTGTCGGCGACGCTACGCCGCTCAGGCCAAGGTCGTCGGGTCCAGCTTCCCCTCGTCCAGGCGACGCTCGAGCAGGGGAAGGCCGGCGTCGATGACGGCACGCATCACCGAGGCCTGGCTGATGCCGTACCGCTCAGCAAGGGCCATGACGCGGACCTTGCGGTCGGGCACGCAGAGCGCGACGAGTTGCGAGGTGAAACGGGCGACGCCACGGGAAGGCCGCGTCACCTCATCGGGCACGGGCAACGGAACTGTTCTGACCATGCGGTGACGCTACTTGACGTGTCACTAGGTGGTCAACTACCGTCGCCGTCTATGCCGTCGACACTGACCCGGCCGGCGCGCCACGACGGCCGCTCACGCACCCCGCCCTCCGCGACGCCCGACGCCCAGCCCTACATCCCGTGGCGCCTGCACGCCTACCGCCCGCGCCCGACCCCCTTGCTCCCCGACCCGGCCATCGACCGTGGTCGCCCGCCGGCCCCCTGGCCGACCCAGTGCCGGGACTGCTGGGGATTCGTCGACGATCCGCGGCACCTGACCCCCCTCCCCGACAAGTCGCTGGAACGCGGGTGAGGGTCGGCGAGCTCTGCGCGGGCTATGGCGGGATCTCGATGGGCCTGCGGCTGGCCGGCGAGGATGTCGATCTGCGCTGGCTGGCCGAGTCGGACCGGGCCCTCGACGTCCTCCACCCGGCCGGCGTACCCAACCTCGGCGACATCACCCGGATCGACTGGTCCACGGTCGATCCGGGTGACCTGCTCACCGCGGGCTTCCCGTGCCAGCCGGTCAGCGCGGCCGGCTCACAGCTGGCCGAGGCCGACCCGCGCTGGCTCTGGCCCGAGGTCTACCGCGCCGTCGCCGCCCTGCGACCGCCCCGCGTCCCGCTGGAGAACGTCCGCAATCTGATCAGCATGCGCAAGGGCGAGATCTGGCGCTACATCCTGGCCGACCTGACCGCCCTGGGCTACGACGTACGATGGCTGACCCTCGGCGCGTGCGCGGTCGGTGCCGCCCACCACCGGCACCGCGTCTTCGCCCTGGCCACCCTTGACGGCGTGCGCTACCCGCAGGTTGTGACCCGCCTCG